GTACCTGCCTTAGGATTGCTTGGAATTACTTTAACGTGTCTCCACTGATTAGGTCCTACCTTCGTGTAGACGTGATCTTGTCCGTTGATGTTAACCTTCAGGGCTTTACCGTCAGGACTGACTTCACCCGGACCGTACTTAGTGTTCACGTAGGAGACAGACGGCTTGGTCCTTGAAACATTAGGTTTGTTTTCCATCACACGGTTGTGACGTTCACGCTCACTCAGCGTCTGGTTCATCTGTCCTAGACGAGCATTGCGATACTCTTCAGTGTTCTGAATGGTTTCATCCATCTGGCCCAAACGACGTTCCTTGTAGTCGCTGTCACGAGCATTATCAATCTGCTGGTCAGCAGTGATACCTCCATACTGGTACATGCCAACTACGTCAGGATCATACTTGTCAGGCAGTTCGGCAGGGTCGAGACCACGACTTTCTGCATACTTCCGAAGGTTCGGGAGCAGTTTATCATAAGCAGCAGCAGGGTCCTTGGAACTCTGGACAGCGCCAAGATAACTAGCCAATCGCCCACGAGCCTGATCCATTCTCTGTTCGTTGAGAATCTTCGCCTGAAGATCAGCCCGCTGGTCGTCTTCATACGTCTGATACATTTTCCAAGCATCAGCCTGATGGCCCGGAATAGCCGCTACATTTCGAATAGCAGACATAGGATCAGTAGCGAAGTTCTGCATCGCAGCCATCATGTTCTTCTGGTCGTTCATCTGAGAGAACACAGGCTTACGACCGTGACCTACGAGGTAGCTGTCAGCCAAGGCAGCTAGGAAAGAAAGTTTGTGAGGTTGAAATCCAGTAGGCATTTGTTCATCCATAGCCTTCTGCGGATCAACCATAGGAGCATCTCCTGCAATAGTAGGCACCTGCATAGGAGCCTGACTTCCGCCTAGCCCAATTGCAGATAGTAAACTACCCATTCAGATTTCCAATCTTTCCGTAGTCAACACCGTCGTAGCCCGGAATCATGTTGGGAACGAAAGCCCACGGACGAAGTTCTTTCACCTCGTCAGCCATAACGCCACGAATACGATCCCCCGGTTCGTACACCATCTCGTATTCGTAAACCTTAAGGCCATCTGGAAGCGTGTGAACGTGTTTAACGTTCTTCTTCAACCTACGATCTGAAAGAGCCATACCTAGTTCACCAATACCGGCTGCTGCCCCAGCACCACCTCCCATTGAGCCAAGGAAGGGAACGGCACTTAGTGCAGTACCGAGAAGTCCGTCTTTACCTTGGGAAGAACTACCAGTGCTCTGACTCTGACTGTTACTGTACTGACCCGCATTAGACAGAGTACCTGCCGCACCAAGACCAAGTTTCGAGAAGTCAAGCAAGTGATCGAGATACTGATTCAAATACGTACTAGCAAGGCCGTAGCCCCGATCCTGTAGGGCCGTGCCGTACGAACCAGACTGAAGCAGTCCTTGAGCAGCTTTGCTGCTGGTTACCGCCTTTTGCATGTTCTGCATCAGAAAGTTCATACCGGCAGAGTTAGCGTAGTTGTCTAGAGCACTTCCTGCTCCGCCTGTTGAACCTCCCGTAGTCGGAGTGCTCGTACCACCAGTAGAGCCGGGAGTTACAGTAACGGGAGGACCGCCGGGATACTGAGTGCCGTTGTCACCTAGCCAATATCGCGTGGGTTGTCCATTACGCTGAGCATCTCGTCCGTTTCCGTTGATGCCGTCATGGAACAAGTCTACCCAGTGTCCTGCTGTGTTAGTAGTCGTAGTAGAACCATTACCTGTTCCAGCAGTACCGTAACCCGGAACACCAAGAAGGGAAGCAAGCATGTTGCCTCCCGCTGTCGTGTAATTAACTGCTGGACCTAGCGCACCACTGAGCATCGGCCATGCGTAGTTGCCCGACTGAGACGAGCTGTTGCTACTCTGGTTCGAGCCCGGCGAAGAGCCGAAGATCGCATCACCAATACCACCGCCCATTAATTGTATCCTTTATAAAAGTCGTCTTTGGTTAGAAAGATCATTTCGCACTCGGCGAATTTACATTGAATTGTTCCCTTACCCTTGAAACCAATTTGCTTGGCTAACCATCGAGCGGGTTTGTTTTCTACAGGAGTGAGACCCATAACCGTTTTAGCAAGGCTTCGTTCAAATAGTTCGTGAAGCATGTCTTTACCGAGTCTCAGTGCTTCTTTTCCTCGTGCTGTGAAAAACCAGTGAACGATGTAGACGTGAGGAGTTTCACACTGAGCTAATCCTACGTTGTCCCCGTCTACAAACATGAAGTTGTTTGGGTTGTTTAACCAACTTGCGTAGTCCGCTCCTTCGTTGTAAGCTGAAGGAACCATAGAAACACCTTTTATCAGCTTCGTAAGATCGAAAGAACGTTCAATCACATTAAGCTCATTCGTCGGCCAATGCCGTGATTAGTTGGATAATCTACAAGAGCTTCGATACCGATGAAAGTTACTTGAGCACGAGTTGGAACCGGAGCAGCATCTCGTAGAACTTCAAGACCAATAGAGGAAACGCGTGCAGAAGCAGCACCGTCGTGTAGAATTTCTTGACCGAACCAAGTAATGCGTCCTAACGCAACGCCCGCGTGAAGGACTTCTTTACCAGTCCAAGTTACCTTATATTCATTCGCCATTAGCTAGCGATCTTAGGACCAATCAAAAGCCCGTTAACTCTACTTGCCGTCCAAGAACCACCACCGTTAGGATCGGTTGAAAGGATACGGTCGAATCTCCCGTAGGTTGCTGCAAGTGCGAAAGCAGAACCATCACTATCTGTCCCCGCGCTCTGACACGAGTTATAGACAGTACGAGTTGTGGCGTCAGTCTTTTCCATGAAGGAGACGATCTGAACAGCGTCAATAACCGTTGGAGTCGAACTCAAAGGACCGACAGTATACAAGTCGCGAGTACCTACGGTTGACGCTTGGACGTAACTAGTGTCTCCATCCACAGTGGTTTCGTTAACTCGACTATAGTTATCGGTTCCACTGTTAGGTGTCCAATTCTTAGTCGCTGTATCAGCGGAAGGATACAGAGTTTCAATCTTCCTCTCGCCTAAGGTTGCCCCATCGGTGATATAAAGATCATCAACGATAATATTCAGACCGCCCGGATTATTGGCGTTAAAGCCGAATGAAACCGTATCAACGTTAGTCACTGCATTATTAGTATCTAGTCCAGAAAGGTTCATTACAGTAGAACCATCGACCTTAACCAGCACCGTACCGACTGTATCACTGATTGTTACGGCGATTTCAAAGTAATGCCAACCTACAGTAATAGTTCCCGCAGGAGCAGTTCCCAATGAAACCCCTGCATTAACAGCTGTTAATCGGTAGGCCTCAAGTCCGCCCGTCGTAGTAATACGGAGGCCGAATGTGTAAGTAGTTCCCTTTAGGAGACTGATGAAGCCATGAACACTGTCATTGGTGGGCATGACATTTACATTAATAGCGACTCCGATTCCAACTGAAGTAACAGGAGAGCCTGTGAATGCCCTAGTGATACGTCCAGCACCTGAACCAGAGCTTCCCATTAAAAGCCCTTGACCGGCAAAGCGTCCTGTCGTCAGCGACGACGAACCGCCAGTTACGGTCCATTTCAATCCTGCGCCTGTGGTGGTTCCTGTACCATTGTACATATCGAAACCATCGATCATTAGAATGGACATTAGACTGTCATATCTCCAAGGACGTCGAACTCATTCGTGCCTACGCATTCAAGTTCAAATACCGCGTACTGTCCCGCACTCTTTAGTGCGGTGCTGCGGCTGTTAAGGGTTGTGCCACTAGCTGAAAGAGTTATCTGCCCTGCACCAGCTTGGGTGAAACGAACCCGCTCTCCGACTGCAAAACCATGTGAAGTATTAACTGTAAGGGTTACAGAAGAAGCAGAGGTAAAACGAACGTGCTTCCAGACGTCAGTAGGACTCAAAGTGTAAGTCGTACCAGATGACGATGAAACGGTAAGTCTACGAATAGGTGAGGGTATGACGTCAGCCGTAATTGTATTAGCCCCGTCATTATACGTAAAATCAACCGTAGTACTGTCAGTCAGGATTGTTCCAACTGCATCCTGTGCCTGTTCATCTGTATAAGTAGAGCCACCAGCGATAGTAATAGTGTCACCGGGATCGTTAACGGTGATAGTAATTCCACTACCTGCTACAAGAGCAGTTCCAATGACGTCTCGGATACGTTCTGCTTCAGCACTAATGTCAATGGCAACATCTGAAGCCCCGACAGTAATACCCGTTCCTGCTCCTACGTCCAGAGTCCTGTCAGCTGTAAGATCACCACCTCCGGTAAGACCGGCTCCGGCAATGATCTGTCGAGCACCTTGAACAGCATCAGCTGCTAAGTCATCAGTGACTTTCTTCTCAGTCAGCCACCGTTGTAGCATCTGCTGAAAGTAAGAAGTGGGAAAACCTGTTTCTGGATAAACAATCGGGACGTTAAAAGGAAGTGGAGATACTTTACTGAGAGCCGCCGGCATTTCCACCTACCTCAATGTTAAGTCCGTCAATCCTACGAGCAATACCTGTGTCGGTGATTTCGAAGATTCGTCCGGGGTAACCCATCACACCAAGACCGTAGAAACGAACGGTAACTTTATCTCCAACTTGATCGCCTGTCACTGTTCCGTGGTCGTACCAAGTCAACGTATCGCCGGTCCGAAGCGAGATACCTAGCGCAGCAGGATCAATACCTTCTGGCGTTTGACCTTCGGAGATAGCCAATTCAGCCATGAAACAGGGAACGTTCTTTCTAAACCTAAGAGACATTCCACCCGTAACAGTACTAGTTATTGGAGTTGTTTCGTAGTCAAGACGGTTATCTGCGTCAATCTTCCAAAGCTTACCAGACTGTGTGTCGCAACAGACGTTGATACCTTGCCAGTCACAACCATCGTTACCCCTCCAGTTAACAGAGTCAGGAGACTGCCATTCAGCCCACTGATGTGTTAGCTTGTCGAAAACGTAAGTTCCGTTGCTTCCCATTTGAAGAACGTAGAACTCGTGATCGTCTTGAGGAAATCTCCAAGCATGGAGAATTGGTTTATCGACGATACCCCGAGCAAGAACGTTTACACCGGCTTGATGGTTCTTAACAAGATAGAGACTTGAGGACGTCTCCGCTTGTTTGAGAATGTTAACACCAGCTTGAGAAACTCGAACTTCAGCTGATGGGTAAATGCCTATCATGTAGGCAGCACCCATAGACAGCCGAACTTCAGGAGTTATTGAGGCTGTAACAGAATAGGCACCACCTTGATAAAGGCGAGCGTCTGTCATTAAACACTCCGGGTGTAGCGGATTTTAGCAGCATTCAAAGAAGCCCGCGTCCACCTAGCAGAGCTCGCAGGGTCTACGTTCATGAAATCCCACCAGTACGTAGGAATCGTAGTGATAGGACGTGCAGAAGCATCGTTGGTAGACGAGCTAGAGTGCATACCAAACTGCGTCTGAGCTGCTCCCGAATCCGTCTTACTCAACCGACCAAGAAGCTGAACACCTCTAATGTAAGTATACTTAGGATCAAGATCGGTAAGTTCAAATTCTGACAAGTCACCAGCAGTGGTTGAATATACATAGTCTACATCGTCCGGAGTTGTTTCATCAATTAGAGCGTAACCGTCAGTTCCAGTTGACTTCAAGAAGTCAGCCTCACTGGTATCTCCGTTGACAGGGAGGTACACTACGTCGTATTCCCCCATGTAACTAGTCGCAATGCCGCTACCATCAGTAGTCGGACACCAATCAGTTTCTACAGCCGAGTCTCCGGTAAAGTCGTAGTAGTAGAGATCATCCATGTAGAAATCATTATCACCACCAGTTTGTTGATGCTGCATGACACTTACGATTTTATCAGTGTTAAAAGCAGTATCCAAAGTCGTTGCTTGAAAACGATGAACACCGTTAACGGCTACACGAACCCATCCAGCGGTATCGTGAATGTAAATCTGAACTTCGATGTGATTCCAAGATGCTGCGTTAATCAAAGGATCACTCTGAGCAATCAAAGTTCCATCACTAGCAGGGAAAACTTTAGCTCCCTGATAAAACCTAAAGCATCCATTGGAATCCACAATACAACGAACTTGCGACTGTTGCGGAGCAGAAGTCAGGAAGTCGAAAATAATTGATACAGTATTACTGTCAGGCAAATCTGGAAAGTAAAAACGTCCTGCCGCACCCATCTTATCAATAGCCGTAGGAAGGACTTTTCTCAGCCCGTTGACTTCAGCGACACCATCACCACCGGCAAAGTAAATGGAAGTCGTTCCTGTACTAGCCCTAGTAGTAGACAAGCTTACTGTGTTGGTATCCGCTTGAGCATAGACACCATCAAGTAGCTTAGTCTCATCGAGACCGTAATGTTCAAAACCGTCGCACCAAAGAAGTCCCATTATATTTGTTCCTTAGCATCAAGAATTGCGTCGCGCAGTACATTGGCAACGGCGGGATTGGAAACAGGAGAAGGAGTACCAGCAATATTGTAAGCGGTGCCAGTATCCGAAACACAAAGAACGCTAGTGTCGGCACATCGTACGGCAGTGCCAGTCCAAATACCGAAGTTAAAGGCGCGGCCTTCAATACGTTGGAAAGGAGCATCACCATCTCCGGTAGCGCGCCACACTTCGATTGACTTCTCACCTAGAAGCCAGAACTCGTCACCTACGACGCGAACTTGGAAGATTTTATCTGGAAACCGTTCTGCACTAGCGAAGTCTAGAGGATCAACTGTAGTAGCTCCGGGCTGAATCCAGTAAAACTTGTCTGACTGATCCTGCACACAGAGCACGTAACCATTGAAGACGTCTAGAGAAACGAAGGGAATTGTATCGGGGGTAGTTACAGGAACGAGTGCTGAAGTTCCGTCTGTGTACTGAAGAGAGCTTCCGTCAGTAATCCAAAGATACTGATCGGTAGCTGCCATGTCCGGCGATTCATCATCAGCTCCGTCAATCAGACCGGGGATTTGCGTAGAAGTAATCGTACGGTTCAGTTCCATGTGATGCTTCCAAAGCTGATTACCAGAAACGTGGAACAGATCGTCGTTACTGAAACCCGGTTCGTGGTAAAGCCGCCGTCCCGGACCAACACCCACTTCCAGAAGCTCAACAAGAGCAGGACGCTCAATTAGAGCAACTTGGTTCTCTGTGTTCGTTGGATTAGCTTCAAAGAAACGGTTCTTAACGTAGACCGCTGGTTCATCGGCCCGATTACGTATCCACTGACCTTTACCAAGAGGGACTTCTACTTCCACGGCAGATACCTTCCAGTGTTAAAGTCAATATCCGTGTAAGAGTTGTACCAAGAGCCTTTCGGGTCTGAAAGCCAACCAAAGGTAGTAAGATCGCTAGGCATCAACGTCTTCTGTTCGTAGCGAGAATGGAGTTGACTCTTCATCCTACGCATGTAGGCAATCGTCTCAGGAGCGAGGCTCTGCCCGTAACTCGGGTCTAACTGAGAGGCCAACATGATGGTGAAGTAGTCTTTGAACTCATCAGGGAAGGGAAGGAAGTCATTAAGGTCAAGAGTGTTAACTCTTAGCCAGTTGCTCTCGTTCGCCTGATAAATCCACTGACCAATGAAGTCAGCAGTATCAAGAACAAGAGGATCACTGTATTCAATGCTGCTACCGTTAGCATTCAGAGTTACGTTGTACGTGTCGAAGTTACCGATAACGTCAACAACAGCAAAACGCTGACCGTCCTGCGGCATCGGGTCTAGATCAAAAGAAAGCGCCTCAGAGGCGTTTACAACCAACCGAACGTTCCGAGGAACAAAAGGAGAACACAGAATTGACTGGTCGAAATCTCCACCGATACGAATGTCAGTTAGAGGATCGCCAGCCTCATTTCCAATAGTAGAAAATAGAATAGAGTTAAGAATGTCGAGGGCTTCGGTCTGCTGATCGCCAGTAGGGTCCACACCCAAGGGCACGATATTGCTTATCCGATAAGCGCGCTTGATAATGTCAATAGCAATCAGTGCCATTTATTAACCTTACAGTAAAAGGGGAGGGAGCCCCGAAAGACCCCCTCCACCAGTTAGTTACGCACCGTTAACGCGGACAATCCGACGACGATCACGGACGTTCGCAGTAGCAACGCAGTCAAAGCGAATGCTCTGGTCACCCGTGGCCCAGTCGGTGTGCTTCCACATACGAACGCTCATCGGAACCTTCGTCAGCGACACGCGGTCGTTGGTGTCAGTGAACGAGGACGGAAGGTCCATCGTGCTGACCACAATCGCGGGCTTCTGAATTAGGAAGCGAGGAGTGTAAGCCGTGCTAGCCGTACCGTAGAAGGTCACAACCGCATTATCTGCGGGCTTCACATCAACCGTACGATGAGCCGAGTTCTGATCGGTATCGCCGATGATGATCGCCGGGAAGATACGCAGGGTAGCAGCGCCCGTACCGTCAGCAGTGACGTCACCAACGACGCGGAACTGCTGGGCGTGGGTCTGGACCTGCTGCTTGCGGTTGTCCCAAGCCTTGATGGTCGTGCCCGAGTTCGAGAGAGTGAAGATTTCACCATCCTTAATCGTGGCATTCGCACCGAAGCCGTCGCAAATGAGCGTCTGCGTCAGGTAACGACCGTTAGCAGTCGTGGACTTGCAGACGTCGGCATAGTTGACGTTCTGGTTCGCACCGTTCACCGCACCGTTGGTACGAGTACCCGGAGTGATGGACGAGAGCTGCTGAGTGAACATCGTCGGAAGACCGTCGATTTCACCAACGAAGCCCTTACGGAACGTCTGGGTGGAAAGGCTGTCAGTAGCCGTGTAGGCAACGACAGAGGTTGCAATCGCCTGACGGTCATCGTACGACAGCACGAGGCGAAGGTCGGAGTCATCAACACCTTCCTTCTTCAGGCGCGTATAGGCAGAGGCAACGTCTGCATAAGTTGCAACGTTGCTACCAGCCGTACCGACAGCGTTGTTGGCCGCGAGACCCGCAACACCCATGATGTAACTGTCAAGCTGTTCCGCGAGGTTGTTCGCAGCAGCCTTAATAGCCACACTCTCACGAGCGTCACCGATGTTCTTAATGCGGTCGAACTCGGCCCAACCCATCGAAACGCCGAAGGAGTCGTTAACCGAGAACATCTCGGAGCCGAATGCAGTCGCCTGAACACCGCCGGACAGGTCCTTAATACCGCCAGTCGTGTGCGTCACGACGTAACGGGGTTCAACCTGCTCGGAAACCATGAAACCATTACGAGCGTCATAAGAGCCGTCGTACTGCTTCCACGTCACGAGGTCAGCGGCGAGTAGGTTATTCTCAAACCTAGCCGCGAAGGCGTTGAGTACCAGCCTTGACTGGTCAACAGTGTTAGTAGGTGCAGTCATTTGGGATTTTGTACCTTTCTAAGTTCCCAAAGCGCCTTCGCAGAGTAGTCTAGGATTTAGTCCTTAAAGAACTCTCTTTTGAAGGCAGCCAGATCACGAGTATCTGGGCGTACGGAGAACCGTCCACCAGACCCGCGAGTCCGCACTTCAGGCGGGGGCGGAGTCTTTGATACTCTCTTGTTGCTCTCACGCTCCTCTTGCTTGGGCTTAGTAAGCTGTGCTTCTAGGCGACCAATTTCGAGGGTTGCAGCAGCAGGACCAGAGGCAACTATCTTCTGGGCCTCGCCGATATTTTGGCTGAGGTAATACATGATTTCAGGACCGTGATCGCACGACATAATAGTACCAGCAAGGTACTCGCCGTACGCAGGAGGAATATCCTTAAA